TCTCGTATAGAATTATCAGCAGGATCAATCAAATCCCAATCCTTACCTGCTTTAACTGCTACCATGAATTCATCTGTTAAATTAACCGCATGGTGTAGATTCAAATTCTTTCTATTCACGTCACCTGTAGGTATACGCATATTAATGAACTCTACAATGTCAGGATGGTTAATATCCATATAAGCAGCATAAGATCCTTTACGTGTCCTTCCCTGACGATAAGCAACCATATCTGCATCAACCGTATGCAAGAATGGCATTGGACCGGGAGCTTTATTTGATACTGCACGAATATCAGACCAATGACCACCTACTCCACCACCTTTCACAGACAACCATCGCAATTCAGCAGTATGGTCAATCAATCCGTCTAAAGTATCAGGAACATAAGTAAGGAAACAACTAATAGGTAATGCTTTTGCTTTCTCTCCTTTTAAGACTGCATTAGAAAGTACAGGAGAAGAAAACATGAAAAAGCCTTGAGATACATAATCATATATTCTTTGTGCCAATTTCAAATTGCCATTACTAAAAGCTACTGAGGCACGTGCATACGCCTTCTGTGGACTCTTTTCATCTTCTCTACAATAGTAGTCTTTTAATAATTTATAAGATTGCTCCGATAATACCTTATCTCTTTTCGTTTCAATCTCAATACCTAAATGCTGCATTCCCTACTCCTATTATAATTCTTCTGTTATGTATTCGTTTGCTAAAGGAAAGATTTTAGCAATGGCGTGGGCGATGGCAATAGCAAGTTCTTGATGCTCTAACTGAGTACCGTTTCCAGATCGTAATTCAATATAATGAATCCATGATCTCAATGTACCGTTTGCATATAGTCTTGATACTGTGTTACCTTCAGGCAATACCACACGTGCTTGTTCTTTTGCTATTCCTTTCGATATAGCCCAGTTATATACTTCTGTTGATTTACGAATAAGCTCCATCTGCTTCATTCTAAAATCTTCGTTGATCCTACGATGACCTTCATCGTTCTGATCTATGTTAACACTAGCTTGACGGTTCTTTGGATCTTGAAACCTTGCTTCACGTGGTATTAGTTCTAAGTCAGTTGTTGGGTCAGCATAACGTTGACTAAATTCCTGAAAGCTAAAACTACGATGCCGTAAAAATTGACGTGCAATATCTCGAGTTGTTTCTACTTCCATACAAACACTGACCATCTCTAACGGACTCCAATGTTTATGCTTAATTAGATAATTAACCAGCTTATCGTTTGTTGCTGTATTGTTTTGATTACTCGGATTACTTACTCTTGCGCAGTATGCGACTAAACCTAGAAGGCTTGGGTCTTTAGCAAGTGCGAGTGTTGGTGCTTGACTATAACTTAACAACTTTACTTTCATATTCTATGTCCTTCTCCACTGTTGAAATTTCATTTTGGCGTCTAACCCTTTATATGTAACTGTTCTCATTAAACTCTCAACACAACTAATCTTGCCACTGAGAACCATTTCATTAATATCCTTGCCTGGGATATCTTGTGGCCATATTATAATGCTATGACCTGCATCGATAATCTTCTCCATCCTTTTGTGAATCTCTCGATTGCGAGGTTCTGCATCAAAGACAAAGACTGCATTTTCCGCCCGTTTGAGCGAAGAGGTATTACCATCTGCACCATTCATTGCTATCGCATTTGATAGAAACATACTATCAATAGCTCCTTCCACAACATAATACTTTTCGTTAAAGTTTACTTTGTCGAGTCCATACAGTTTAGGTACTTCATCAAACATTATAGTAATATAACGAAGGAATGCGTCAGGATCCATTGACCTAGCTGACACGCCGAAACATTTTCGGTCCTTATCTAAAAACGGTATTACAATACGAGCTTCATCAAACTTTACGTTCTCAAACTTGTTTGGTACAATCCCATTTATCCATTCTTTAAATTTAGGTGCAAAGTAAATTCGATAATGGTGCTTAGAAGGTATTTGCCGTATATCTATATATTTCTTTACTGGGTGTGAATGTCCGAGTTGAGAGATCTTTTTTAACTTTTTTAGTGGATCTCCATGATCAAATTTTGGTTGAGCAAATTTTGTCCCTTCGAGGGTTGATGTTGCTGTTTCTGGTGTATTATTTGCTTTTCCAATATATTTCTCAGCGACATAATCATTATATGCCATTGGGTCAATTGCTTTTAGAAAATTAGGGAAGGCGTGGCTTGCACCACAATTATGGCAGAAGTAGAATAGCTTATTATCTTTCTCAAGGAGCCAACCGCGAGCCTTTGCTCTATTCTTTTTCGAGTCGCCGCATAAAGGGCAACGAAAGTTGATTTTGTACGGGTTTGTGTTTTTAATGCGATATCGGTCCAGACGACCTGCTAAATGCTGGGCATACTGGATATCAACAAAGTCAAGCATAATATAAAAATCCGAAAAATTTGTTATTGGATACTATTATAACAAACTATTAGTCACATGTCAACCAATAAATGATTTTAAATCCAATTTTGATATGATGAAGATAATAGCGGCAGATATACCCATCATGTAATATTTCCACCTCTCAACGGCGGCTAACTTTGTTTCTATTACCGTAAGACGTTTATCAACCTTGCCATCAATGTGTTTTAACTCTTTTATGATTTCTTCGTTACGTTCTTTGCGATGAAGTTGATTCTGATCATGTATACGTTGATGATCTTCTTTTGACGACTTACGATATACTTCCATTCTATCGCCTAATACAGCAGAACGTTGTTCGTCGAGTCTTTTATTCTCTTCAACACGAGATTCAACTGCATCAAGCTTATCATTGAAGTTTGTAATGATCTGATGTTGAACGGCTAAAGCCTGTTGAATACCTGCCATTGAGTCTACTGCATTATCTACTTTATCAAAGAATCGACCGATCTGCTTAATGTCTTTCTTTATTAGTGCTACATCGGTTTTCATGTTGGTTATATCTTCAGGCATCTTACAGGTCCTCTTTGATCGTAGCTATTGACTCACACGGCTCGCAGAGCCACCAATCCATTTCTTTGCTCATTTGCTAATCCTTGTGGTCGTCAATAGTTGTTATTATAACACATTAAACATGTTATGTCAATAGATTATTTATAAAGATGGGAGATTGTGATTAAGACTAGAACATAAGTAATTGAAAAAATATATACATAAATGTATTGACATACTGTCTAGACTGTGTTATAATAGATTTATCGAATCTAAATAATAACTGAGTCTTTTAATCAACTGTTTCGGTAGGTTCTTCTTTAATTGTAACGTTGCGATAATAAACAATTACTTCACCTAATTCTCGAATGTATCGACGTAGTTCCTGAACATTTGCAGACATCATTTCATAGTCTCCAATCGTCATTGCAGTGAACACCATATCACCGTTGTTAAGCTTTCGCATATCGTCAATAAATCTATCAAGGTAAGTATATCCAACAGGCCAGGAAGGATTCTCACGTTCCTGGGGAGAACATATTTTAGGTCTTTTATCTTCTACCTTTTTACAAGGATTGGTTATAACAGCTTCAGATACGACATACCATTTTGGATCTTTTAATGATATAGGTCGTGGGAGGATTGGTTGAATAATTTTAATCTCAACCGGCTTTGATATAATCTCTATTTGCTTAGTACCGAGGAGCGAACAACTACTTAGGAATACTAGGGCTGCTGAGATCAGAAATGGTTTTACTATCATTCTCGATATCCTCGAATACTTTTGCTGTTCCTTTATTAAACGTTTTCTCTATAAGCCCAGGTTTAGCAACAGCGAGTTTATTTACGTTATGTCTTTGAAACACAGCAAGGTATTGATCTCTCTCAGCTTCAATCTGTTGATTGGCTCGAGTCATGTGAAGTAGAGATGTAGCTTGCTTTTCGTGTGATTCTTGTATAGCAGCCATAGCAGCTTTTTGTTCTGCTACAGCGGCTTCAAGTTTAATGGAATTTGCCTTGAGGGTTTGATTCTCAGAATAGAGCCAATAGCCACCTAAACTGAGAACCAATATAATTCCAATGAACAGTTGGTTAAACATTAGTCTTCTACAGACTCTACCGTTTGACCTGAATGTGCGTCAACTTCATCAGCAACAATTCCATCAATAGATGCAGGAGTATCAGACGCCATTGCCTCTACCTCCGCAACTTCTGGATGTTCAGCTGTCATATCGGTATACTTTTGATTTAATGCAGCTCTTACACGACCTGTCATTTCGTCGTCAAATGCTTGCTTTACTTTTAGTGGGTTATTGTCCAACGCTTGTTGAATAATGTCATTTACTGGCATAATTGTTCTCCATATTATATTGTTGTAAATTTATTTATACTGATTCTAACCGAACCATTAATCTCTCGGCTCTGTTAGTAACTTGTTTGTGCCATTGGGAATCTCTACCCTCAACAGCTGCTTCTGCCCAATCACCTTCGATAATTGCGGCATGCATTTTTTTGAATTTGCTTAAACGAGTACGACCCATGTTAAACATCATATTAACCAAGATCTGTTGGACTTCGTCCGGTAGGTCTCTAAAGACGCCGTCTTCGTATAGGTGGTCACACTCGCTGACCGCAAGTTCGAGATCATGGTCGAAACATTCTTTGACTCTCTCCTCAGATATGGGGAATCCAACCTCAGCGCCGTATTCTGGATCCGAGTCCAATACAAGATGTCCCACCCCGAACGTAGGGTACCCAAGATGGTCTTTGTAGACTTCATACACAACGCCCTCATCAATCTTTAACTGTTCAAATACCGCGTCACGGTCTAATTTCGTATCTTTAAAAAACATTTCTTTTCCTCTTTATGATAATGTGGAAATGTCAATTGAAGTTGTTCCTTGGAATTGTAATAAGGACTCCACTTGACTTTCTGCAAAATCTTGAATATTATTTGCGTAGTAATTATCACCACCGGCATATTCATATCCCCATAATGTAATATCAACCGCAGTGTTTGCTGTTGTAACTTTTGTTACTTCGCTGTTGGCATAATCTTCTGCACTCAATACAGCAATCATAGGCTGTTTGGAAAATACAGAAGATCCAACACCAACATCGAAAGTTTTAACACTTATTGTTACTTTCTTAATTGTATTGTCAGTATCAATTTTTAATACTTCAACCAATTCTAAAACTTTATCGTATGTAGGCATTTACTTTGCCTGTTCAGCGTCGCGTTTTTTCTGCTGCGCTTCACGAGTTTTTTCAACCTCGTCAATACCTCTTTGTCTTTCGACTTCAGCATCGTGTTTTAATTTCAATTGCTCTTTTGCTTTTTCTTGCTCATCCTTTAAACGATCAGCCTCACTAGCTTGTCTTGCTTTTAGTTGAGCTTGAGCAACTGCATCTTCTTTAACATTGATAGTGCCCATGATATCACGAATACGTTTCTTATGTTTCTTTTTGGTTTTTCCAGTTACTCCTGGTTCACCATTAGCACCTACGCCAACACCAGCAATGTTTCCACCACCAACGTTATTAACAGGTTCTTCTTCAATCTTTGCGGCTTCGGCAATAACAGAACTGTTTTCATCCATGAATCGTTCTAGTGCAGTATCCAAGTCTAATTCAACAGATTCCTCTGTCAAATAATTGGTTGCGTGGATTCTTTGCTCTTCTCGTATTAACCAGAGAGCGGCTGCATAAGAAGCAAGTTTTGTTTGACCGCCAGGAAGTTTACCGAGTAGTTTCTTTACATTTAAAACCATTTGGTCAAATATACCAAACGCTTTCTTTTGTGCATTCTTAGAGTAATCTTTGCGTGAGATTAGTATATTACCTTTCTCATCAATGATTCCCTCTTCATATGCATCCCACTTTTCAAAAGGTGTCACCAACTTTCGAATAAATGAATATACTAAGAATAGATCTACTACCATTTAAATTTCCCTTAACCTTGTTTCAACGAACTCATCGCCATCTATAGATTTTGAGTTCACTGCCAATCCATCATATACTAATAACTCAGGCATATAGTTTAAATACTGTACGAATGGTTTTAAGTACTCGTGATACTCGTGCAATCGCATGAATAACATATTTGTCGCCGTCACGCCGAATACATTGTATATTACAATGAGATGGTTCAAAATCAACCTTTCTTTCAATTCGTTATCTTGTCTATATCTACTAAAGAGTTTACGGAGATATTGAAATCTCTTAATATCCTCTTCAAACTCTGACATCTCAATACACTGAGGGTTGTCATAGTGTTTCATAGCATAAAGTAGAAAGGTTGACTCTGTCAATATCATAATATAAAAACTTGCCTAATTGTCTTAAGCGTCAGCTACGATAGCATCTTCAACAGCGGTATCACCAGTAACACCCAAGTCACCAGCAGCAACTGCTGTAACTTTCATTGGTACTAAACATTCAGCGTGGTGTCTTCCACCTACTGTATGATATAACCACCAACCTGGACCGGTAAGACCTTTTGCTCTGTTTGCTGCAACGGCTGCTTCTGTCAAGTCAACAAAAACTGCGTTGTCTTTATCGTTAGACTTGTTAGTATTGCCTGTAACTGCGCTGAGCCAATTGGGTGCGTCAGCTGCGACGTCTGTTTTTCCCCATAGTGCCATTGTTATTCTCCTAATTTATTATTTTAAAACTTTGTGAAGTTCATTAACTAAATCGGCTTTCTTTTTTCGTTTATCTAACTCAACGCCTGCTTTACGACCTTCGGTTTCAAGTTGAGCTTTTGTTAGTTTACCTAACTCAGCTTTAGTAACTTTTGAACCTTTTACAGCAGCAGCCTTTTTCGGCTTCTTAACTGTTTCGACTTTAGCAGGAACTGGGATATCTTTATCCGAAAATAAGCCTTTAATCCATTCAATCAAAAACATAATTTACTCCTCTAATATAATGATTTAGCCACCGCAGTTGCTAGCAGCCAAATCCTTTTTCTTTGCTGGCTTTACAGAGTCCTGAGCTTCAGTACCCTCTGCCTTTTCGTCATCTCCTTTCCAGTTAGCATCAATGTAATCAAAGAATTTCTTCTTCGCTGCATCGTCTTCTAGCTCTGCTGGTGATTCGATTCCAAACTTCTTAAGTGCAGATTGAAAGAATTCCTGATAAGCGTTTTCTTCTTCAACAGTTCTTTCACTAACCACTTCTAATTTCTTTTGAACAGCAGTTGACATCTTATCGTCAATCTTGCTTTCAATAACTTGTTTCCAATCCATCTCTCAACTCCTATTTAATTTGTTTGTACTATGTTATTTATACAATCTGGTCATACGGATTTGTAAATTATTAATACCCTTAATCAATCTATGATATTCGCCTTCCGTAATTTTAAACTTTACACCAGGCTGTAATAATAATGGTAAACAGTTTTCAGGTTGAAATTGCCAACCATCTCCTGCGAGTACTTCAACAATACGATCTTCTTTATCTTTATGCCAAACAAACTCTGACTGATCTTCATCTACGTCAAATACACGGATATCATCAAGATCCGTATAGGGTTTACCAGAAATAATCCCCACCTCCCTTGAGACCAAGGTCTGAGGCATATTTAGGTAATCTACAAGACCAATATCCTGGCGAGAGTTTATCTGTCTTAGTATCGCAATTGTGTCTGCTTGCGAAATTCTTCGCTGCGTCTCTGTTATTGATTTTAGAAGTGAGCCCACCCTTTTCATCACCGAACTCAATCTTTTTAATATTATCGGTTTTAGGGTTGCGTACATAGACAACATACTTTTTATTTCCGCTTGAACGTTTAGGGGTATTTAATTCTTGTTCTTCATCAAATTCAATCATGGGAGTTTCTAAAGGAACAGTTACTCCTTCATATAATCCAAAACCTTCGTGTTCCCATTCTCCAAACTTTTTCATTTGACTAACTCTATAGTATTCATTGGAACAGACTCAGATGGTGCAATACCCATCTTCCAGTCTCTTGGTGAAATTAGAACTCGAGGACCGCGTAGATCCATTACAATAAAAACAAGCTTTGCTTCTGCTGGTGATTCGGCAAACTTTGGTTTGAAT